TACTTGCCGTTTCTTTAACTGTATGTATACCAGCAATTCTTGCGATTTCTGAAAATTTTTGAGCTATTTCAGATAAATTCTTTTCTCTATAAATACCTCTTCCAAATCCATTATAATTTTTAACATCTTCTAAAAAAGCATCTTCATCAATTTCATGTTCCTCAAAAACACGTTCTATTAATTTTCTTAATTTTAACTTTGACATCGGTATCTCCTATTCTAATTATCCAAATATAACGTATCCAACCATTGTTAATAAAGTTGGAAAGATAATCCATAAAGCTTTTATCACAGCTGATTTAAATTGTTTAAGATCTGTTACATCTTGTGGAGTTATCTGTCTTCTCCAATATGTATTCTTATTAATACGAACAATTAATCCATCTTCTGGATCTGTAATTAAATTACTAATACTATTCATCGATTCTGCTAATTTAGTTTGCCCTTCTTGTAAATCTACCAGATGAGCTCGACAGATATCTAAATCTCCATTTGGTAAAGAGTTTTCTATTCTCTCCAATACATCTAATATTTCTTTGTTCGTTGCCATACAATTTGTGTGCCTCTATCTTAATTTCCCACTTTTTGTGTATTTTCTAAATTTTTCTCTAATTTTCGTCCATAAGGATTCTAAAAAATCCCTTTCTCCCACATGTGTTACTTGAATATTACCAGTTTGTATACCTTTAGATAAATCCATAGCATCATATTTACCATCTTTTACTCCACCAAGCATTATTTTAATAACATTATGTGATGCTTTCCCTAATACCTTAGACATTACCTTCAAATCATTATCCACTTGAGTTTTAGCCTCAGGCGAACTCCACGACATTTCATCTAACTTCTGCAATTGCTCTTCAACTATCTCATTTAACTTAGATAGTTTCATTATACATTCCATTTAGAACCAGTAGGAGGACCAACTTCACCACCTGCTGCATGTGGATAAGTCGCTCCATCATAATATCCACCAAATATACCATCATCAGTTTCTTCTCTTGACCAAGTAAATCCAGTTAAACTTTTATAAGCTGTTTTAAACTCCGCATAGGAACCTGAAAGGTTGTTCCATTGACCATTATACCATACATCTTTTTGCATAATTATTCTCCACTCAAAATATCAATTATGATATTATTTAATTTTTGATATTTAGCTTGTTTTTTACTAATTTTACGACTAATACTCTCATTCATTGGACGTAAAAACGCTCCTTGAGTTGATGGATTTGAAACAAAGTCAAATGCTATAAGTTCAAAATCAGGTTGGACTTTCACAACAGGTATTTCACCATCTCCTTCAGAAATTTCTTCTACTGAACCCAACCCTCTGGATGAAATTCCAAGTTTAATACCAGATCTAAATAATTCTTTTAATATATTACCACTTGGTGTTCCAAGAACTTCCACTTCACCCAACAAATCCTCATTTTCCCAATGCATTTCTCTAACATTATGAGATACATTATTAAGATTTACAACAGAAGAATCAGGATGATCAAGTTCTCCTAAAGCCCTCCGTTCTTTAACTTGAACTTGTGCATATTTTTTAGCTTCTCTCATTAAAGTTTCTTTTGGATATATTCTACCATTTTGATTCTTTACATCAGCTCTCTGAAGAACGCCCTTTACAACCAACTTACCATCATGCTCTTTCATTGATTCATTAATTTGATCTCTTGTCACTTCAAACGGTAAATAATCTACTAATAGACCTTTTTCTCTAGCCATCTTAATTACTCCTTAACTCTTCTTTTATAAATTTTTTAATTGTATTCCGAAGTATTACGTCTTCTTTCATTTGTTTCTTTTTTATTTTTATATATTCTTTTGCTAAATGTCGTTCTCTACCATATTCAGCCTTATTCCATTTCTTCTGTATCGAAAGAGGCATTGATTCGTAATCTTCTGATAATGAATTATTTACAAGCCAAGTAATTCTGCGACAATCAGCATTAACAAGGCTTTTATACCTATTTTCCTCTAATGTTTTTAACCAAACTTTTACTTCCTTAACAGTTACTCGCTTCATTGTATTCTCCACAATTTTGTATCCTGTACTATTTGTAGAATTTCTGCTTTTCTTTTTTTCGTCTTCTTTTCTCCCACCATCAAATGCATATGGTGTATTATATCCAGCAATATCACCGGTAACTGTTGCTTCTTCTATCTCATCTTCTTTTTGAAGTTCCTCTTCAATTAACTTATCTAATATTTCTTTGGTTAAATTCATTAATTAATTACCTTCTTTTTAATCTGTTTAGTTACTTTTCTTAACTCTTTAATCAACTCATAATATCTCATCAATGTTAAGACATTTTTATCTTTTACTGTTCTAGTCTTAGTACCTATCAATTTATCAATTTGATTACTAGCCTCAGTAATCTTAATTTTAGAAACTTTATCATTTATTTTAGGTACTAACTTAACTAAAATTCTTTTTATTTTTGCTACTTCGCTATTTAAAAATTCTCTTAATGAATTAGTATTAGAAATATTATTTATATATTCTTTTAATAATTTTTTCTGAATAGCATTTAATGATTCATATTTAGAATTAAACCTATCAACCAAAATCTTATAAGATAAAAGTCTTAAATCCTTATCCTTCTTTTCATAAGCAGCAATTTCTTTTGATTTTTGTTCTGCAATTTTCTTTTTCTTTGTTTTTTCATTTAATATATGTTCAACAATTGTAGTTCTATATTTCATAGTATCAGTTGGATAAAATTCCGCCTTTGATGTTTCTATCAAAAATAAACCATAAATAGAAGCATAAACTTTATAATTTTTAATTTTAGATCTAAAAAAATCATCTATAGGATAATTATCTTTTATCTCTTTTATTAAATTATATTTTTCCCTTCTCAAACTCGCGCTAGTAATTCTACATCTTGACTTCAATACTTCATCTACAAATTTATTAGATTGAAATTCAGAAGTAAAAGACTCTCTCATTAACATTTGATATAATCGTATCTCTTTACCCAGAGGTTTATGTACAGAAAAATATTTCTTAACGAGAGTTGCTGCCAATTGCTTGTTATCATTTAAAATATCTGCAGTTATTTGTCTCAATAGTAATTCAAATAAAATACCTGTATTTTTAATCTTATTATGTTTAATATGCTTCATATCTAGCTTCTCCATTGATACTATTATTCATATATAAATATAAGTATTTTAAATAATATCTTAAATGTTTATTCTGATACATTTAACAATTTATCCTCATCTAAAAAAGTTTTTTTATCTTCTTTTTCACTAATTTTTAAATTATCAAGTTTACCATTTTTACTTCCAAATGTTTCAGAAATTATCGTCTTTGTTTTTATATTCGGCATACCTTTGACAATACTATTAATTTGTTCAACTGATAGTGGTGTTCCTACTTTAGTAAATGTCTTCTTATCTTTTCTTCCCAAAGGATCTCTACCTCTAGCACTCCCATCTTTACTATATTTAGGTACTTCTTTTGGTCTACCAGCTCCATTCCAACCACCATTTGGCACTTCAATTTCTTCTTGTGGTGCGTTTCCTGGTTCTGGAGCTCCTTGACCTCTACCTTGTTCACCCTGCATTTGTAATACTGCTAAATCATGTGGTGTTCCAAATGATTGTTCTGATCTAACTGGATCATTACCTTCCATTTTAATCTGCTCATATCTAAAATTTCTCTTTTGATCTTCTATTACATCTTTTCTTAATTGCTCTTTTTGGTCTGTATCTAATGAAAAGATATTATCATAAATCCATTCGGTTGACATTAAATTATCTTGCATCATAGAACTAGCTAAAGACATTTTATTTGACCACAATTCAACTTTTTCTTGTTCGTATATTGTAGATGGATTTGTCAATGCTAAACTAAAATTAACCAAATCAGCATCTTTATATCCTTGTGAATATAAATGAACTATAGCAAGTTTTGTTAATTCTGATACTAGAATTCTTTGTATTCTTTCTATAGTTCTAGCAAAACGAACATCTTCTGCAGCCAATGTAGCTTTAGCATTAACATTTTCTTCATATCCCAAAAATGCTTTAGGTATCTTTAAAGCTGCTAACATTCTATTTCTTAAATATTCAACATCCTCTATTGAATCCCATTGTGCACCTTGTAATTCATCTATGGACGTTCCACTATCTCCACCACGTACAGGTAAAAAGAAATCCTCTGTTATATTTTGAATGTTATATCTTAAATTATAATCACCAGTTGCTTGATCTTGATACGGTGTTTTCTTCATCTTATTAATAACTTGTTGCATATAGTTATCAACTTCATTAGGTGGAATATTACCAATATCTAATTTGAATATTCTTTTTTCAGGTGCTCTCATAATTCTATGTATTAACATAGCGTCTTCCATAAGAGTTAATTGTTTCCAAATTTTACGACCACCTTCAATTTGTGATTTACCATATGGTAAATAATTAGAATCAGAAAGTAATCTAAAATGTGCTACTTCATAATTTTCTAATTCTTCTCTTGTAGCAGACCTTTCAGGTTTATATCTATGTTGAGAA